AGTTTGTAGTTGAGTTGTCACCATTAAACTGTTGAGAGTTCATGGTATTTAAATTTTGTTTTGGTCTGTTTCCTAAATACGCCATGAATTCTCCTATGTACTTATATCATCTACTGCGCCTACTACTGTATCTAAAGAAGATGCTGTATCTGATTTAACATATAATTGATCTCCAGAAGCAAGAACAATTTTACTTCCTCCGTCTATCAGCTCAAGCGATCCGCCACTTACAATTGGTGCATTTTTAATTAAATGGTGATTAGTACCACCTCTTTCAATATAAGCATCTACTGTGATTGTTGTTGTTAAAATATTAGCCATTCGTATACTAATTAAACAGTCAATACTATTTGTAGCTCCACCTAAAGCATCTACTGGTGAAGTTCCTGTTGCGGGTGTTAGATAGTTTCTAAAGTTTTGTGCCATAATTATTCCTTATACTAGAGTGCGATCGACATTGCAATCACAAAGCCCGAACTAACTCCACTAGATGTTGCCCATTCTGGAGCAGTTCCGCCGGAGTTAACTTGTAATATTTGTCCTGCTGAACCCAAACCCAAACGGGCTGGAGTATTTGCTGCCGATGCATATGGTACATCTCCTTGTGTTGTTAATACCATATCGATTGTTTTATTTGCAGGAAAAGTACAAAATACATCAAGTGTACTTGAGCCGCCTGTGTTAAAATCAATTTTTGAAGTGTTACCTGCAGAGTTTTTAATAACTGTAGTTCTTTGTAAAGTTGTGGAAGCTGATAAAGTTCCTAAACCTATTTCAAAATTATTTGTGCCTTGTTCAAAAATACAATAGTAAGTCGTATTAGAAGTTCCAATACCAGTATTAAAACTTATAAAACCAGTAGATGCACCGGCAAGAGTTATATCTCCTGTGCCTTGTGTTGTACTAGTTTCTTTTACTCTGTCGTTTAAAACCAAAGCCATTTAATTTTCCTATTACGAAGTTATACTAATAATCGCATCAGAACCAGCAGGTGATCCAGAAGCTGGATTCGGGAATGTAATTGTAAACGTTCCATTAGAACAAGATTTAGTTCCACCAAAATCTAAAACAACAACTAATCTGTCGGCCGTACTGTCTACAGTTGAGCTATTATAAATTACTCCATATGCTGCACTAAAAGTTGCAGGTGTAGGACTTCCCCAAACTGTATCTGCAAAATCAACAGTTGCTACATTAGTTTGATTAGCTACTGCCTGTGATGTTAAAGTATTTCCTCCTGTTGAGTATTGAGATCCACTACCACTACTTACTTGATTAGCGACGCCTGATGAATAAACAGTGTCACCTACTGCGTAAGGTGCACCTGAACCTGCTGTATATAAAGCAAGTTTAAAAGTATTTCCAGATGTTGCAAAATCATGGTGACCGGAAAGTAATGAGATTCCAAAACTGTAAGGCACTACATTTGTCATATTATTTTATCTCCTATTTATAACTTGATGGTGATTTAGCATTAAGTTGAACACGAACTTCACCATCTTGATATTCGTCTCTACGTCTGATGCCAATTTGTTCGACAGCATACGATTCTATAGCTTCATTATATTGAGCCTGATAGTATTGTAACATATCTTGCGGGCCTTTCAAGTACCCATATGCATTTACTAGACAAGCATATAAAAGCAAATCTTGATATTTATTTGATAAATAAGTTCCATTTGTAGCGGCGGGAGCTGCTATTGGTTGTGTTGTATCTGTTATGCTTATAGGTTCTTTATCATAAGCAAGTGTAATGGCATAAGTTTTATCTGGTGTTGGTGCCACAACCCAGTAAGTTTCATCCCAATTAGCGTAGTATTTTGGAATATCTACAGAATTTGTTCCTGGAGTAGAATAATACTCTGCTACAAAACTTGTATCTCTTTGTTCTAAATAATATTGATTTCCTTCTTGATCTGTTAATTGAACATATCTAATTGCTCTTAAATCATCTGGAATAGTTACATATCTATTTCCAACAATTAAATTAGATGTTGCATAAAATACATTTTGATCAGTATCAATCGCTCTTATAATTTTATTTTCTGCGTTATTAATAATTCTTTCTAAAACAGAATCACTTAATACATTACTATCTACTTCTGTATAGTTTCTAATATCAGTTCTTAAATTATCTAATGTGTATGCCATTATCCGTTTACTACCTCAAGTGTTACTGGTCCTGCTGAACAATTGTTTCCACCACCTTTTACATTACCTGTTGTTGCATTACTAGTGCTTGTTATATAAAAATAATTTATTGGGCTCGTTAAAGGATCTGAAGTTGTAGCTCCTGTAACATTACCTGCTGAATCTATTTGACCTAAAGCAATTGTAAAACCATTTACATTATTTAAATCACTTACGTTATCAAATGTTGGAATGTTCGCGAATGATTGTAAATTTTTTAAATCCGCTTCATCTGCACCACCAGGACCAGCAGAAGTTACAACAGGAGGTCCTCTAAATCTTACAATTGAACCAGCTGCTCTTTGATGATCTTGTGAATAAACATTTACATAAGTTGTGCCACCAGAAATAATAGATGTAAATGGATTGTTATCTAAAAGTATTAAACTTGTTTTAGATGCTGGTTGAGGTCTTGGATTATATAAAGCTTGAGGGTCTGAACCTACAGGCTTTGGTTGAAGCTGTGGTTGTTTTGCTTCAAACTCTGAATAGTGAACTAAAGAACCATTCCATTCTCTAACCATTTCTGAATAAGGAAATCTTAATCCTGATCTATCAGAAATTGCTAATGCGTGTTTACCTGATGCATATCCTCCGCCAGCCATTATACTCCATCTCCATAAAACGTTTGTGGTGAAATGAATGTAGATGTTCCTTGATTGTCTGCATCAAGTGCTCTTAACATTTCACTTTCATATCTTCGTTCTAATTCTCCAGACATTTCTGGTGAATATTTTTGACTTAAATAATAAGCAAGTCCTGACATCATACACGGATAAAATCTATTAATAACATCTGATGTAAAATTATAAGAACCTGCGTCTTGAATTTTTGCTAAATAGTAAAAACAAAATTGAAAACTAGTTGGTGTTGTTGTGCTTGATACACTTGAACTTGGTGTAGCATATAAAAAAATACTTGGATTTAATTTTCTCTCTACATAAAATTGTGAAGGAGTTCCTTTAGTTAATTTATTTGGTGTTTGTGAATATTGTGATCTACTGATTTGTGTTAATGCAATATCTTGAGGTGCAGTTGTAGTAGAATTATTTCTATAATAAGCTTCTAGTAGTGAATCAAAATCAAGAGGAAAGTTTACTGAATCAGTTGCATAACTATATTCTGCTTGTCCTTCTATTAAAGGAATTTTAGCTAGTTTTACTTTCCATAAATGAACACCTCTATTACCCCATTCTTGAAACATTATATTTAATGATCTTCTTGCAGATCTTAATTGATAACCTGTTCTAGTTCCTCTTACACCAGTTCTCTCAAAAGCTTCTTCTATAATCTCATCTATTTGTGGATTAAATTCTGATACTTCTGAAGTTGGTGCAATAGTTTGAGCAGTATTACCCATACCGCTGTGAGCAGTACAATAATAAAATAATAGTGGAGCGCCAGTAGTTCTAACAGGTGCAACATTAAAAGTTGTTTTTGCTCCTGCAGTTCCAGGTGTTCCAGTTGAGGTTACACCAGTAGTGTAAGCTGTACCTGCTGGTGTTGCGTGTGTACCATTATCTGTAGTTGAAAAAGCTATTTGGTGTGTATCATTTGTATTATCGGATTGATCAAATATGTAAGTATTGCCTTCTTGTAAATAAAGGACAACATTGGCCTCTCCGTTAATATAATATTTATTACCGGTACCGTATTTATTAGTCCCCGTTGCTACGGTTACTGTGTAAGTTATTGTAGCCACAATTTTACTCCTACGTAAATGTTATAGTAACACTTGGTGTAGCGGTTAAATCTAAATAGATTCCCTCTTCAAATAAAATTCCAGAACCAGGAACATAAAAATCTATTCCTTCTGTTCCAAATTCAAATGTAGCTATTACAGTTCCCGCTGCTCCACCAGATTTAAAAACTATTTTAGATCCGGCAGCTCCTTCAGCTTGAATGCCTGTAATTCTAGCTCTTTGTCC